CCCAACTCATGGAGGAGAATTTAAGAGGTAGCTATTCCAGCAAAGAAAAGAGTGCGATGTCACAAGACATCTGTTTTGACTTGGAGTTCATTTGCAGAGAGTTTGCTTTGATGACGCTGAAAGGTGAAGTGAAGTCACAAAATTTGGCTGACAAAAGTATTATTCCACAAATTGAATTCCGAGATTCCTCGAGAGCCGTTAAACGGACGGGTGATGATATGACTATCACCCAATCCTTCCAGGATGGTCATCTTACCCCTGTGCATAGGCGGAATGGTTATGCCATTTCAGCTGACGGGCATGTGCTTATAGGGCACATGTATTCCGTAGTCAGGAGCAAGAAGAAGGGCAGGTTCGTGTTTAAGGAACCAGTCCCTAAGGCTGTCCGACCAGGTACGGAGGGTGTTTCACGAACGCGTAAACGGACAGAAAATGCAGATGAAAAGCGTTTTCGTTTGCGCGGTTGGAAAGGAAAGAAAAGTGGCTGTTTGTCACCTGAGAAATTGGCTAATAAGGCCCGTGTTAAAAGCATGTCTTCAGGTGTAAAGCATTCACTTCCTGACCTTGCCAGGAAACACACGTCAAGTCACAGACCAAGACAACCTTGGAATAAGAAAACCAATAAAAATATAAAAATAAAGGTGGACTTGACGATTTGTGGTGATGTGGAGAGCAACCCGGGCTATATTGAGAAATTTGATTGTGTTTATCAAGGCCGGGTGATGGGTAAGAATTTGCAAGAGGTGGTGAACCAGAGAACAAAGTTATGCAAATTTTGTGGTGTGAAATTGTTATTCAAGAAAGGAGGCAAAGGGCGTGGGTTTCACCCACATCATGAAGAAATGCCCTCTCTAGTGAACAACGCACCAAAACCTGATGTTGCGATCCCCGTCCTCGAAGAGAGGATGGAACCATTACTACAACCTCTTCCCAAACCACCATCTTCTGATGGTTCTGAAACGAGTCAGTCCGATAAATTTGTTGCCACATTGGATGGAATACAAATGAATCCAAAATTGATGAAACGTGTTATTTGTGATGCAGCAAACGTTCCGTTGATCAACCAAGATTTGTATTTTCATTTACCTTATTTCGGACTTGTGCGTTCAGTTGATCTATTGAGATTAGTAGGTATACCCTATGTTCAAAAGGATGAGATCGTTAAAACTGAAGGCACATTGGAGTATGACACTGAGCGTCGTTTGGCTCAGATGAGAAATGTCCCAGAGATTAAGCAAGACATGTATGCGGTAAAACTGTCTTATGTGTTTGGTGATTTGGGTTCTCTTGTCTATAGGAGAGCGATCACGATTTGGCTTGTGTTAATGAGCCTGTCATTGATTTCTGTCTTAACTCCATTAGCTTGGGTTGGAGCTATCACCACGCCGTTTCTTTTGAGTCTGTGGTTTTCACGTGTTTGGTTCAGGTCACGGGGCAAAATTGTTACTGTGAACTACATACCACACTTAGTTTCTTCATTAGTAGCTGAGTTTGAACGGGTACCAGACATGAGTATGGTCTCAAAAGGGATACGTCAGAAAGTTTTGAGGTTGGCATGTTTGCCGATCCCTGATCATAGTTGGTATGAACTTGTCATTGGTAGTGAGCAAGTCGCTATGACCATTTTGAAGCGTGGTACATATTTTGGGGATGCGGCGGCGTGTTTTACATGGCCACACGGCAATTAGGCCGTTGGCTTAGATCCTCATCTGTAAAAATTTATGCAGAAGGGGCTCGAATGTATGAAATCGCCATCGCTGAGCCCGACTCTTGTGAGTATGTAAAGAAACCAAATATTCGTAGGCGTCGCCGCAAAATGTATAGGAGATTGAGGTATGGGTATGTGCCTGGAGTCGCACCGTTGTGTATGGATTCAAATGATCCCCAAGTTGTTGAATGGGCTTTCCGCAAGCGTGTATTACGGAAGGTTCCAGACATCAACATGGCGAAGTTAAAACAATTCGAATTGTTTGTTCGAAATTTTCTACAACAACATGTAAATAGAGTCACAATTATGGGATTCGAAGAGTGGTTGCAAACCACTAGTTATAATGATAAGAGAAAAGAAGAATTGCGTGCTGCTAATGCTGAATTGCATGGTGGCCGCCCTGACGCAAGGCGGGTTCGGAGAAACAAATGCTTCGTGAAATCAGAATGTTATGGGTCATACAAAGCAGCACGGATGATAATGTCTCGTGTTGACTTGTTTAAAGCCTGGTCTGGACCAATTATCAAGAGTATTGAGAATGAAGTTTATAAGTTCCATTATTTTGTCAAGCATATGACACAAGATGATAGGAAACGTGCTGTTCAGAATCTCAAGAAGATTGGGTACAGATTTTTCATTACTGATTTTACTGCATATGAAGCCAGTTTCAAAGCGGCAATAATCCGTGCTTGCGAAGGTCAACTGTATCGCCATTGTCTAAATGACAGTGATGATGCAAATTTCTTGGTTAATGTTTTGGCTGGGAAAAATAAGTTGACAACGGGCATTGGTGTTACTTCAACTGTTCGTGGTCGAAGGATGTCCGGTGAGATGTGTACATCTCTGGGCAACGGTTGGACAAACTTAATGCTTTTCTTGTTTTTTTGTTCGCAAAATGGTTTGCAAGGTGATGGCTTATTCGAAGGCGATGATGGCATCGCTGCTATAAACGGAGAGATCCCTTCATCTGATTATGAGAGTTTAGGTTTCACAATCAAGATGGAGGAAGTTTCGGACCCGTGTAAGGCTTCCTTTTGTGGCTTGATTTTTGGTGAGGACGGTACAGTGATTCGAGAACCTATGAGGTTCTATCAAAAATTTGGATGGACGCACAGTTTCATACATGGTGGTGACAAACTCATGGACTCTTTGTTACATGCTAAGAGTTTGAGTGCCCTGTATGAGACACCTGATTGCCCATTGGTTTCTGAGGGAGCGTATTATTGTTTGATGAAAACGTGCTATACTCGGCCAAGGTTTGTTGATGATGGTTATCACAAGCCACCGCCGAGTTCTTTCATTGCAACGTCTCCCAACATTTCACTTGAAACCAGGATTTTGTTTGAAGAGATGTATGGTGTAAGCGTGCAAGAACAATTATACTATGAAAAACAAATCAAGATTGGAAACTTTGAAGTGTTAAATGGGTTATCATGGCATCCTGACATTTTAGATTATGCTGTTCGTTTTGTTGTGGAAGATTGATCCACTC